CATAGTGCGCCTTCTACATCGTCTAGTATCTCGCCGTATAATTCCTGCCGGCCGAGTCTTGTTCCGTTGTAACGCGCTTGTAATTCGACTAGGGCTGATGGCGCTAGGTTTTTAGCGTTATCAAATGTGCTTCCTCTAATCACCTTCACGGAGCCATCTGTCTTCGCTACCAACTGACGGATTAGCGCCACCGGCCTTGGAGTCGTCGTAATAATTGTCTTCGGGTGATCGCCCAATCGTAATCCGAATTGCAGCTGGTCGTATGTATCCGGGTAACGCCACGCCGCGAGTTCATCGCACCACGCTCCATGATGTTGCGGACCACGCAACCGGTCAGGCTCGTCAGCTGAGAATAATTTAATGCGGCTTCCGTTAGTTAGCCTTATGTCTCCCGTTGAGCGGTTGTAATAGTCCAGCGCTCCATATTGGTGCAATATCGGTATTAGCCCGCTTTCGCCTTCCGCGCATGTATCTCTCACATCCCCGAATGTAGGTGCAATTACTGCCCAGCGTGTCCAATTTTGTGTGAGCGCTTGCCACACTATCCATTCCGCCGCTGTACGCGTCTTTCCGGCTCCGCGCCCCGCAAGGTACAACCATACCGACCAATCATTTCCGTTAGTCGGTAATTGCTCTTCTCTCGCCAGTACCGCCTCCCATGTCGCCCGTCGCGCCGCGAGATTGTCTAATGAGTTCAATAATTCGGGCTGTGTGCTCAATGAGTTGCTGACCCTCATATACTGTTACCTCCGCTTGTACCTTAATCGGTGCATTTAGGTTTAATAGGTTTGCTTCTCTGTCTGATATTCGTAACGCTGTGTCAATCGCTCGTAGGTCGCCGTCTTTCGCTCTAGGCCATACCGCCATGTGCATTCTTTCTAGCCGGTCTAATTGCATATCCCGGTATTCCTCTAGGTGCGGCCGTACCATTCGCTCAGCTGCCCTTTGATACATCTTGTATGCCCCGCTAGCGTTGCGGAAGCCCACTTCCATCGCAATCTTTTCCCATGTAACCCCGGCGCGGCGTAATTCAATTATCTTGATTTCCTTGTCCAATACCGCCGGAGATGGCGCTTTTTTCCTGCTCATGCGTTTCCTTTTCCCATAGATAAGTAGTCTGCCATAATCTTTGTAATTTGGCTAGGGGATTTATCTCCGGGTAATTCAATCGCGTTAAATTCTTTTGCTAGGTTTTTGTGTTTCGTTGCCCTTCCCTTAGCCCATGACGGGTTTTGAGTTTTGCCGGTTTCTTGGCTTCGTGCAGCTCTCCGGCGCTCGGCTTCTTCGTCGCTAGTCGTAAGGTAAAACAGGTACAACTTCCCGTACATATTGGCTAGGTCAAAGTATCTTGCGCTCGCCAATCTGTCGCCTTCTCCGTAAATCGTTGCCCCGTCTTCGTATGCGTTTTTGTAGAAGATAGCCATATGTTCAATTACGGTATTGCCGAGCGTGTCCGTTCCCCCGAAATGTTCTCTATCCCAGCCTAATGAGTAGACCCTTCCGTATTTAGGCGCTTCGTATTCTTGGTATTTAAATGGCTTGTCGTACAGGTTAATCTTTGCCCAATCTTTTTGGAATTCCCTTGTTAGCGTCGTTTTGCCGCTTCCCGGTTGCCCTATTAGGTAGATAGTGTCCACTTCATCGCCTCTCGTTTTGGTTCGCTCCCCACAATCCAGAATAAACTCTTGCCGTCGGGTTCGTGGTACCAGCTGAACATTCCCGGATTACGCTCCATGTATGTTAGCGCCTTGCCTTCGTAAGTAGGGTGAAAGTCAATCCCGCTCTTCTTGTATGGCATTTTGTCGCTGTACGCGCTGAACTTTGTTGAGTGTAAGTCGTAATGCGCGAGGAGTATCTGCCCGTCAGTTTGATGTTCTTCTTGTAAATCAGCGTGATGTATATATTTGCGCCGGTACTTGTCTCGTATTACCAATCCCGTTGCCCGCTCAATCTTCGCCAGCCGCTCTTCAATCATTTTTAGGCGTGTAGGACCAATCCCGAATAGCGTTACTTTTGTAATGTTTGTCTTGTACTTGGCTAGGCCGTATAACACGCTTACGCAGCTGTTGCAGCTCCCCGCCGTTATTGCTAGGTGTGTTACTTCGTCGGGAATGTTTTGTACCTGATACGCGCCTACTTCGTGGAATGCCCGTACTTCGTCATCTTCCGCATTATCCGCCACCGTAATACCGTAATTTAATCGGTAATAGCCTTCATACTCCGGATATGATAACAATTTCGTTACATTGCTTTGTATCCCCGGGTTATACGCCACTTTGCCGAATACAAATTCTGCTCCGGCTTCTTGCGCTATTGCGACATTCTCATGCTTAATCGCGCTTTCCGGTTTTGTTCCGCCTAGCACGCAGGTAATTGGTAGGCCGTAATGCTTCGCTACCAGCGCTCCCATGCTTAATTGTGGACTGAGCACGCTTGCCCCCGTAATAATCCCGGGTGCATCTACTTTGCTAATCAGGTGTAGCAGCTGCCGCAGCTTGCTTCCGTTTATCCCGCCGTAGCCTAATGGTGCGAAGTAATCTTCTCTTTTCCAATATATCCCGTCGCGTAATTCCACCGGCGTTAGGTCATACATATGCTCTTCCCATTTAACTTTGTTTCGGTCTATGCCCAGCTGTGGAAAGATTGAATTTATAGCCATTTTTTTATGCTCCCGTCTTTTACGGCCTCGTTATAGTCATTAGCATATTCCGGGTATTCCCTATCCATCATTATTACCTGCCCGGTGTTGCGGTAATGATTTTGTTTGAGCGGGTGTAATCCTAGGTCGTTTTCGCTGTCTTCTATTCGCAAGTGTTCCGGTAGGCACGCTTGCCGCGCTTCCCAAAATATACTTAAATCTTCTTCCGGCCAATTCTCTTCGTTTTTCTTTATGCGCCCCGCCAGCATGTCGTTATACACATTTGGGTATCTTCGGTTCGGCCTATGCCAGCTCTTGTATGTGCAAAGTGTAGATTCCAGAGTAAAATATGAGACATCGTATTCCCATTCTTTTCCTTTTGCCCGTTGCTTGGCTTGAATTAGCAGCTCTTCCCCTTTGCTCATCAGCCCTTGTAACAATTCGTTATCATATTTTCCGTCGAAATCCGGGTTAGATTGGTGCCAATCGTATCTATCCAACCCTGCCACAATGCATAACCCGTTCCGATGTGAGCGCGAGCCGCTTATGTCGTCAATAAATAGCGTGTCGCAGTCGAAAGGTACCCCCATAATCCGCACATATTCGAGGTATGAGAACGCGCTTAGCCGGCCAAATGTGTTAATTCGTCTTGCTGTCTGCCACATCGCCGCGAATCCGTTTGCAGCTGTTTTATCCCAAAATTCTTTTTGCGAATCCCCGACCATTCCGAGGTAACTATATATTGCATCTTCTAATGACTTTTTATGGTATCTCCGGTCAGTATCAAATTCTAGGCGCTCGTAATTCTCCCGGTAGAACGCAATCAAGTCTTTATGCTGTTCCGGTTTAGGGAATCGTTTATGTAATATGTAACTTGTTACCGGGTTTTGTGTGTTGCCGTTGAGGAATGCGAACCACAGCGCCTCTTCGTCGTTCCAATTTAATCTTTTTTTTAGGTAAGGCATAAGGTAATACACGCAGCCCGGGTGAGAGCGGTAGCGTAGGTGGAATTCGTAGAAGTCTTGGAATACTTTTTCCCTGTATTCCGGTTTTCGATAATCTATTCCCATGCGTTAGCCGGGTTTTTTAGGTCTTCCGCCATTTTCTCTTCGCGCTTAGTTCGGTTTTCTGCTCCCTTTGCTGTTTCTACTGCGAATGTAAAACAATCTTTCATGCCCCTTAGCGCGTAATACACGATTGAATAGCGGTATCCGTCTTTAGCGGAAGTGTGCATAGGCGTTACTCCATGAACATATTTATACCCCGGGAAGAATAGAACCCACCCATCTCGGCACGCGCAAGTTAAATCATATTCCGGGAAGTTAAGGTAGCCTCCCCGCATATCTCTCCTTACTACCGGCATCGCGCTCCATGTAGCGAAGTTAAATCCGTCTCGGTGATATGGCAGCGTTGATGCCCTGTTTACCACTCCGCTTGTCCACAACGCGTCATCCGTCATTTTCCATTCGTTGCTAATTCCGCTTTTTTCTAATACATCTGCGTCAGCTTGGAATAGGTGCGGCGCAAATTCTTTAAACATCTCTCCAAACTTTTTTGCGAACGCTACTAATACCGCGTGTTCTTCGGGTTGCTCGTTAGCCAGCGTTGTAGTTCGGCAGCTCTCCCGGCGTTGGAATACTTTTCTCGGAGCCATTCCAAATGTTCGGGATTGGTTTTCCATTCCCGTACTTGCTCTTTTAGTAGTTCCGTATTTAATAGCCAATACTGAGGCACGCAATAAATTAACTTCATCTTCCATCGGCATATACGCCAAGATTGGTTCTTCGGTTTCGTCGTCAATGAATAATGCAGCTTCGCGGCAGTTCGCTTCTAGGTCAGGCACGCTCTTGCCGACTAATTCCGTTGCTTCTTCCGCGCTTATCAACCGCTTTACCCGTATTACCGGTAATTCTGATAGTTTCATTCCGGAGCCTTTTCGCCGTAGTTTTCTTCCAGTAATTTTACCAGCGCGTCAGAGTTGCTTAGCGCTCCTGTTTTGAGTCGGTATTTACCTAATTGCTCGATAGTCCAAATGTATGTTGCGTTTTCTAATTCTATCCAAAAATACTTTGTATCTACCGCCTTGTACCGCTCTGCTAATCCGGCTATTTGTGAGGCAATCTCTTGCTGCCCATTTTTAGCCAATTCGTCAATTACTTTTGGCGTTTTTTCTTCTTCAATCCTAGCCAGCACATCATCGTATTCATCATCGCCGTAGCCCG